TTTGTTAGTACCTGTAAATAATTCATAACTATTCTTCAATATCTATCTGTGGATCAGCGCTAGTTTGAACTGCTAACGGATCAGTTTGTATTTCTTCAATTGCTTCTTCATCACTATAATCAGCAGGTAAGAAGTCATTGTACTTAGCAATGTTAATCCAAGTTGAACGGCTAATAATTCCTGATTGATACCACTCAGAAACAAGACGCATAGCACCTTCACCACCTACAATAGGAGAAAAGTCACTAGACATTTGGAATTCTAAATCGTCACCTGTATACATAGTGTTATAATACCAATTAAGCATAAATGCCATTACTTCACGAATAGTACCTGAGACTTTAGCGTTAAGTGTACCTAGTTGTGCTGTTTGAGAGGCATTGCGAATTTCTAATGCTACACCTGAAGCTGCTTGCTCCGGTGAAAGCATACGAATACCCATCTTAGCCATTTCTTCTACTGTACCTTGAATAGCCTTTTCCATATCAGCTAAAGCTGAAGTAGGTGTTTCAAGTACAGTAATAGATTCGTCTTTACGAACTCTAAGCCAAGTACCTAACCCTGCGTTTACGATGTCGTCAAATTCCTCGTCTGTCATATCTGATTGTACAACAGGGGTATAAGTAGCAGCACCGTAAAGCAAATGGTTTCGTCTCGATACTTTGTTATAGAGAGAAACTTCACGATCAACTAGCGGCATAAGGACCGGTTCAACTGGTTCATATTGACCATTAAGAGGCCATGCAGGTATACGCATTAAACGTTCACCAAACATAGTTGGATAAACTGTATTAACTTTTGTAAAGCCTATTTCGCTAACTGATTCTTTGTATTCTTGAGATATATCACCATTAAGAACTTTAATTTCATTGTTAGTATCTGGATGTTCGTAGTAATCTAACACAAGACGCCCTGTTTCATCAATGTAATGATCACAAACTGTGTCTACATAATCAGGGTGCCAAGGGTTTTCTGGTTTATACTTTTCTACTAAGTAACGAGTAACCCAACGAGTTAAAGTTTTTTGTCGTGTAATAGGGTGAGTAGACAACTGAATATTAATAACATTCTCAGCTTCAATTACTACTGGATACGGCTTAATCATAGCACGTTCTTCAGGAGTTAAATTGTCATACTCTTGTTCGCTAACCTGTGGTCTATCTACATAAACCCAAGACCTTGATGTTTGAAGTTCTTCCCAAAGAGCATTATCAAGAAAGTTAAATAGCGATCTACCGTCTAGTGTAAAATCATTCTTTAACCATTGTTTAGCATCATCTGGCAGTTCCTCTGGAAGTTCTAAATGAGAGTCTTTACGTAATAAAGCACTAATAAGTACTTTACAGTATTGAGCTGTCAAGCCTGGAAGTTCTGACTCTGAACGATAAAAGTCATACTGTCGTTGGCTCATGCTAGGCGAAAAAGGAATAAGTAAGTTTTTATATTCCGGTTCTAAATACTCATCGTGTGCTTTAACATTATCTTGTCCTTGCAGAACCGCCCTTGACCGTTTCCAAAGTGGTTTCATAGAATGATAACTTGCACTTGGATCGGCAACAGACTTTTTAACACTTTTAGTTGGTTTAGTTAACTGTGCCATTATTTATTTTCCTTTACCACTTTACTTTATTCGCCCAATATGCAGCAGACATTTTGCCTTTGGCTATATTAGTAGCATGACGAGCTTTCCAAGCTAATCTACGAGATTTATATTTATCAGATTCATTTGCTTTTTTAGGAGAACCTACTGCTCCTTGAGATCCAAATCTAATAGTTTTAATTGTATCACCAGACTTAGCCACAACAATATGAGACTTAGTTGGATGGTTAGGAGTACGTTTAGGCTTATTAAAGCCAGAAACTCCAGCACGAGTAAGTCGTGAGTTTTTCTTTTGAGCCATAACGATATCTTTCTATTAATAAAAACAATATACATTAAAATAAACTTTAAGGTATACTTTAAAGTATATTATAAATAAACCTAGCGGTTATTCTTAAACGTCAGGTATTGTGAAGAAGCCCCGAAGGGCTTCCTCTAAATAGAGACTGTCAGATGTTTAATCTGTCTCTTTGTTATCTTTTATTCTTAAACGTCAGGTATTTACTTTTTGCCAAAAAACTTACTAACTCCCCGCATACCAATGCTAGCACTAACAATGCCTCCAAGAGAATATTGATACCACGCTGGCATAGCTTCAAGGGCTGCAAAGCCTTGGGCAACAATAACATTACCCCAATCACCACAAAAAGCTAAAATTAAAGGTATTGAAAATAATAAAGTTATCCACTCGTCTTTCCACGAGTTTTGAGTAGCTTTAATTGCTTCAATATCCCAATCAATTTCACCTGTAGCTTGTTTGACTTTAATTTCTGCGTTAGCCTTTTGAACAGCAACTTTACCATCTAGGTAAGTTGTAGCTAAACCACCAACAGCACCTAAAATTTGACCTATCATGAAGCTAACTCAAAGTGAGGACCATCAATAAATGGACGCCTATTTTGTGACCTTCGGGTGTCAATATAAGACATCATAGCGGCTTCTGCTGTACCTTCCCAAGAGCGAATGTCAGGAATATGCCAAGCAGCGCCCCAACGTATTGGAACACCTTCTGCTATAGCTGCTTCTTTCATAGCATCTGCAAGGTCATCATAAACATTAAGTTCCCAACAACCTTTACCGTCTACATAAGCCATAAGATCTACAGCGTTACCGTCAAGATGTTTTGATTTTAATGTTTGAGACTTACCTGCTGCTACTAACTTTTTTTGTTCTTCGAGTGTTCTAAGCCCATATACAACACCAAAGTCTACTTTAGTTAATTGGATGGCTTTATGTACTACGTTAACCAAGTTATGATTAACGCCTTCTAACTTGTCTAATGATCTTTTTGAGAGTTTAAAAGACATTTTATCTCCTATTTTGTTCCAAATTTACGAATATAAGAAGGATCTTCATCGTAAGCTTCAGCCCATTTGTTTTCTGTAAAAGTAGCAAAATCAATTAAATCATTACTATCAATAATTAATGTTTCAATTTCTTGTTGCATAATTTTTACTTCTGATTTTAAGTCTTGAATTGTATGAGCTTGTTTTGAAACCCACCATACTCCTGCTGCTAATTGAATTGCCATTGCAAATACTAAGGCAACAGGAAGTTTTAAATCATTCATACTATTTCTCTTTATTCTTTTCATTACCAAGCCATACAGCAAAGCAGCCTGTTAGTGCGCCCATGCACACTGAAACTAAACCGCTCTGTTGTACTGTAGGATCTGGCAATGACATATACCAATGTACCGATTGATATGTTAGAATTGTAACAGCTAACATCATTAAGCGAGGCATAATTTGCCACTGTAAAATTCGTTCCATTGCTATGGTCATTTGTTTCTCCTGTTCCAAAAAAGATTTTTATATCTATCAAAATGTTTTGTATACATTTGTTTTAGAACATTATCTTTTTTATTTTTGTTATAATTAGATACTTCAAGCTTTAATTCTTTTCTTTCAAAAGGAATTACATGAATTAAAGGAGTTCCTTTAGGAATAATAAATTCCCCTTCTTCTGAACCTGTCCAAACATATGGAAAATTTACTTCATTATAATAAGTATCAGTATCAACAATTCCTTCGATTAATTGTATATCATTTGACCAATTGTTTGCAGGGTTTTGAAATTTAACTGACCAACCTTTAGCTGTTTCTATAATCCAAGGATTTGTAAACTTTAATAAAACTTTTCCTAGTTTAAATTTTTTTAAATCACAGGCATTACCTACTTGTTGCCAACTATGTCCAGAAATTAAGTTACCAAGACCTAAATCAATTTCTGGAAATTTCATCCAAACTCCAAGTTCTGTTGTTTTTTCATAACTACTAATTATTTCTTTTGTTACGCTAGTTTCTTGATTAAGAAAGCTATCGGGATTACTAGTCGCTTCACTATGAATATGCTTTCCTTCTTTATCTTTAAATTGATAAAAAGGCATTACTTTTACTTGTAGATCTGCCCATAAAGGAATAATATAACCTTGAGAAACAGCATCTAAAACTGGTATGCATCGCTTAATAGTTCCTGCATCTACCTTATCTTTGCCTTCAATCATAGGTTTAATTTTTTTAAACCATTCAGGCATTAATTTAGAAGCAAGAACGGGGTGTGGTATAATATCTAATAACTCTTTATTTGTATGAAACTTAATATAAGACTTTTCTTTTCTATTCCAAAACATTTTGTACCTTTATAAAAAACTTAAATCTTCAGGTATTACACCTGTAGATGGATAATCTAGCCAAGCTTGTCTCCACTCAGCTAGATCTAATTTTTGTTGTTCAGTTAATAAGTTGTACCATAATGGGTTTAATTTGTCTAAAGTGTTTGAAAACACTTTTGAGCGATATGCTCTCCTTTCATCTAAGGAAGAAGGTATAACTACTTCAGGGGAAATATCTACAAAACTACCATTCTCTGGTACAAAATCCATTGGGTCTGCTGAATCGGCAATTCTAATTACATGGACTATCTTATTAGTACTGTCAAGCACTTCTATATGTTTACTCATAATAACCTCTTAAAGTTTTAAGAAGAAGAATCCACCGTCTCCTCCATATCCTGCATCAGCGATATCGTTAGTAGCATCATTAGACATATAATGACCGCCGCCACCGCCGCCGATACCACCATGGCCTCCGCTGATCTCATTACCAGTGTAATTGTTATTATATACAACACCACCACCTCCAGCAAATAACCCCCCATCGGGGCGTAAAGATGCGCCGCTACTATGATTGTTGCCTCTAGGATTAAGAAATCCAGGGCCAGCTAAAAATCCATTTGGATTGATCTCGTTTGCACCAACGCTATATGAGTTAACAGAAGTAGAAATACCCCAAGCCACGCCACCATCTGCTTGTGAACCAAATAAAGCACCTAATGAATTAGTACCTAAATTACCATCACTATTAGACACACCTGAGCTAACACCCCTAAGGGCAGGAATAAATGCATGTCCCGTAGTGTTACCAGTGAAACCGTCACCAAAAATACCACCTCCAGCGGCACCTCCATGCCCCAAAAAGCCGCTATTACCATTATCTCTACCGCCGTTTGCAGGTGATGTATTAGGAAAAGGTAGAGAAGCTGCAGAAATATTACCAAAACCAAAGAAAGGAATACCGCCGCCGCCGCCAGCGCCGCGATTAGTGTTATTCTTCCAAGCACCACCTGTACCACCTGATACAGCTGTTTGATGTAAAAAGTTTACACCTAGGTTATTAGTAAATACAGCGTTACCACCGCTACCGACTGAAGAAGCAACCGCTGGCCCAAACGTTGCGGCATTAGCTCCATTAGTAGTTACTAAGGCTGAGCCGCCGTAGTTAAGCGTAGTAGCATTACCAGCAGCACTTGCACTGTTATTGACGGTTCTAGCAATTTGACCATATCCTCCAGTTCCTACGGTTAATCCAAGAGTAGTATTACCATCCCAACTGAATGCAAAAATAGCCCCGCCGCCAGCAGAACCGCCAACAGCACCAGTGTCAACGTTAACGTTAAATTTACCATTAGAACCTAACGATCCACCGCCGCCGCCTCCACACATTAAGAACGCATATAGGCCAGCACCACCTGTCATAATATTAGATAAGTCATTAAATGAATCTTCTACTCGAATCCATCCAGCAACTTCAGTTCGAAATACTGCAGGGCTTACTCTTATGATATCTCCTTGGACAGTGAGATTAGCTGCCGATGTATCCCAAGACATAAAGGCGTTAGTATCACCAACAACAAAGTCACCAGCAGTTGTACCACTAGCACCTGCGTTATCACTCCCAACCACATACATACCCGCGCCAGAAGCGGGAGCAGCATTAGCACTGGGAATTAAATTACCAACTTGTAATGAACGACCAGCAACTGTTTGTTGAGCATTTAATACGTTAGTATCTATATTTGATGCAGTTATTTGGGCTGCATTTAAATTAGTAATTTGAGCTGAAGCTGCAATTAAGCTGTCTATTTGAGCTGTGCCAATAGTTGCTTCAGTTGCATTTAAACTAGTAGTTGTCATTGTATCAGCTGTAATAGACCCTGCTACAATATTAAATTCACCGTTAGTATCTGCAATAGCAATTTTGCTGTTTGTATTTGTACCAAAAGTATCATTAGGTTCTGCAAGATTACCCGTTGTTACACCTGTAACATGACCAAATCCATCAACACTCATGCCAACAACCATTGAATTAGATGTATTGCTGTTATAACCTTGAGGAGAAGCTACACTAGAAGTATCATGATGACTAAATGTATTTCCAGAAACAGAAATACCTGTAGAATTAGCTTCTGCACTGTTATCTGTAACTAGTGTATTTGCTCGTGTAACTAAAGTAGGTTTATCAGTTACTTCATTAGTATAACTAACTGTGTTTTGATCTGCAAGGCTTCCTAAAGTAGTATTAGATGTAGCTAAATTGCCTAAAGTAGTATTAGATGTAGCTAGGCTTCCTAAAGTAGTATTAGATGTAGCTAGGCTTCCTAAAGTAGTGTTAGAACTTGCAAGATTGCCCAAAGTAGGTTTACCAGTTACTTCATTAGTATAACTAACTGTGTTTTGATCTGCAAGGCTTCCTAAAGTAGTATTGGAAGACGCTAAGTTACCTAGTGTAGGTTTACTAGTTACTTCATTGGTATAACTAACTGTGTTTTGATCCGCTAAGCTTCCTAATGTAACATTAGAAGAAGCCAAATTACCTAGTGTAGGTTTACTGTTAACTTGATTAGTATAATTTACAGAATCTACATTTCTTAAATTACCAGATCCAGGAGTGTTTCCATTAAATGCAACTTCGTCATTAGTATTATTAAAAGTAATTAAATTATTATTACTAGTAACATTATTTAAATTACCTGTCGAATCATTAGCAGTAACAGTAAAAGTATTGCCTGATTGATTAACTGTAACATTGCCTGATCCAGAAACGGTTTGATTAGCAGTCTGAGTAATATTAGTAGAAATAACGTTATTATTACTAATAGAAATTCCCGTACCTGCACTATAAGTAGTATCAGAATCATTTGCTGTAATTACATTATTTGCACTAACAGTAACATTACCGCTTCCAGTATAGGTAGTGTCAGTATCATTAGCTGTAATTACATTATTTGCACTAACAGTAACATTACCGCTTCCAGTATAGGTAGTGTCAGTGTCAACATCATTAGCAGTAACTGTAAAAGTATTACCTGATTGATTAACAGTAACATTTCCTGCACCTGTTACACTTTGATTAGTAGAGTTATTTTGAGTAATATTTGAAGTAACTGTAATAGTATCATTATTAGCAGTAGCTACTGCATTTACAGAAATACCGCCACCTGCAGCAAAAGTAATATTAGAGCTAGTGTCTCCAGCTGTTAAAGAAACAGTATTACCATTATCGATAGCATTTAAAGCCACATCTCCTGCAGCACCTGCAGTTCCTGAAACGTTACCTGAAACGTTACCTGTTAAATTCCCTGTAAAAGAACCTGCTGTAATTGCAGAGCCAGAAATATTTAAAGCTGAACCATCCCATTTAACAAATTCACCATCTGATTTGGCCTCACCAAATAAAAAGTTGCCAGCATCTAAGTCAATATAACCACCAGAAGTATTATCAGTAGTTGCTTTATTTGAGGAGTCAACTAAATTTCCCCCTCTTACTGCTCCTGCAGTAATAACACCATCAATTACTAAACCAGTTCCAGGAGTATAAAACATAGAGCCTTTTGTTATATTTCCAGAAGTTGCATCAAAACTTCCAAGTGCTAAAGTTGGACCTTCAGTATCGTCATTTTCTAAAATAATACCTTTTCCAGAAAGAGCTGATTGAACTTGTTCTATTCGAGTAATATAATTTGAAGAAGGAGAACTAATATTTGCAAAATCAGCAGTTCCTGATATCATATCGACATCATTAATAACTCCGGAAATACTTGTTCCTTCAATAATTCCCGTATCATTGACAATATCTAGATTACCGCTATCCCCTGCCTCAGTATAAATATCGGTACCATCAGTATACACAGGAGTATAACTATCTCCAACAGTAGAGACTGAAGACGGTTGAGTTGCAGTTTGAGAAACGGTTGACTGCGTTGAATTAACTGGATAAAATCTATTATCTGTTTCCGTATCAACTGCAACAGAGTAAGAATCTATAGTTAAAGTTCCTGTTTGATCACTAAAAGCATCGCCTGTCCAAAAAGAATCTACTTCAATATAATGATCATCTAAAAGTTTAATATGACCATTAAATTCTAATTCTATACCTGAGCGCCCATTATTTGAGCTAGACCCTACACATACTCCAAAAATTCTAGAAAAACAATATTTATTAAAGGTAAATTGTCCTGAAGTTTTCCAACTTCCTTCAAAGTAAGTATTAGAAACTGATTGATCTGCCGGAATGGAAGAAGTTTTATTGCCAGCTGAAGTAGAGGGAGAATTTAAAGTAGCTATAGTAGTACCGCTGCCATTTTTAATTCTTATAGTCATCTGAGGAAAACGTTTTGAGATTCCATTATCAGCACCATCGTTTTGATTTCCTACATCAGGTAAAGCAATTTTAACTTTATAATTACCCCATTCACCCCAATTTCTATTTAATGTATCTGTTGTATAATCTGCAATATTAGGAATGTTACCCCGATTAATATTTAAAATTCTATCGTTTGCAGGAATAACAGCATTAGTAATACTTTTGTTATTTACACTGTGAACTTTAGAACTTGAAATTCTGTGAGGACCACTCCCTGTAGATAAAGTGAATGCGTCAGCAATTCCTTTTCCAGAAGGGGCAAAGGTTAAAGAAGTTAAATCTTGATTACAAGGCCATGCAGTTTGTTGCGATAATAAAACACCTGCTTCAATTACAGCACCTCGAATAAAACCACCATCAATAAAAGGAGCAGCAATAGATTGTGATGCAGCAATTTTTGAAGAAGTAACAGAACCTACTGCTAATTCATCTGCAGTTACTGTTCCGTTAACTAAAAGATTACCGTCAAGAAATGCAGACTGATAAACCCATGCACTTGAGCTATATATAAAAGCAACTGCAGTATCGGTAGCCGAAATAATTAATCGATCACCTTCTTGCTTAGTTAATCCAACCGCTGAAGAAAATGCATTATTAACATTAGTCTGATTTACAGTAGAGCTAGCGTAATAAAAAGTTGAAGCATTAGTAGTATCACTATACCGCCACCAACCTGCACCTCTGTTACCGCTATCTCCAATAAATTTTGCCCATGTGCCTGTTACATTATTAATATTAAAATCTGAATCGTATTCATGATAAATAACATACTCTTGACCAGACCAAGTAGTAGTTTTATTTGTTCCAGAAGAATCATCTGCATAAATTGCTTTGATTTGTCCTACTGTTTTAAGCTGAATAGTTTTGTTTTCAACTAAAAGTCTTTCAGATAAAAGCCCTGTAATATTTTTAGAACGAATGGAAAAATCATAAACTCCAGTTTTAAGACCTGTTATATCAAAACTAGTATTAAATGTTCTACCTAGTTCATAGTAATTTGAACCATTATCTGGTGAAACTTCGATAATATACTCGTTTATTGATGCATCGTTTGCAGCTGTCCAATTTAATTTTCCGCTAGCAGTTCCTATATTATTACTTAAATCTAAAGTAAAACTTCCTGAAGTTGGAGCTTCTACTTTAAAATCAAAACTAGGTTTAATAACGTAATCTAAGTCATTTGGAACATTCCACGCTAATACACTAAAATCAAACTTATAAGCAGAAATTTCTACTGAGAAATTGTTAAGAACTTTAATAGCTTCTACTCGATACAACTCATTATTTATACTCATTGTAGGTATATTAACTTTAACAAGATCTCCTGGCTCTACTGTAAGCCCTTCTTTATTAACGCTAAAATTTAATGTATATAAAGATCTAGATTTTCTTACTTGTTGTTCTGCTAAAGCTTGCGCGTGATACTTACTAGTAACTCCATCACCTTGTAAAGAGGTTGTTAACGGTTGATTATTGTCTTCTGTTAAATAAGTTTGATGCACACTACTATTTGTAGGAGGCCAAGTAAGAGTATCATCTTTAAAATTTTCAAACTCGTTATCAAAGCTAACTGTTATTTGATTAAATCTGTCTTGAGCTTTTGGAAACATTAATTTTACAGATTCGCGTATTATATTTTCTTCATTAAACGTGTGAGTAACTAAAGCATTTTGTTGAGACTGTGTTTGAGGGTAAGATAAAATAAGTTTATACTTACCTTGAGGAGTCCAAACAAGATCAGACAATCCCATTGTATTAAGAATACGTTCAATATTATTTCGAATAGTTTCTTCAGTACTTAAAGTAATATTACACTCATAAAGAGGAATAGTATCTGTAGCAGGTGCAGTAGTTAAAGTATAACTTGCAGTAATATTAGGCGCAGAGCCTGATTGAGTTTGAGTATAGAGCTTATCATTAGTTTCGTCATAATATAGATACCCAGCCATATAAGGCTCAATATTAGTAGTAGGAAAATCAGATTGTGATGTATACGAAAATATAGGTTTTACATCATTAACTTCACCGCCAATAGTAGCACCTGTTAAAACAGGAGTGTCGCAAATATCTGCTGCGTTATAGAAAGATTCTAAATCTACACTAGTAGCTGTTAAACCTCTTCCAAAATCACTATTTAATAAATAGTCTAACAAACATAGCGCAGGATTATTCGAATAAGTATAGCTTGAGCTTAAAGAATAAGTGTAATTAGGACTCGATCCACTACGGGTAACAGTCCGTACTTTTCTTCCTTTAACAATATAACCCATAGAAGGGATGCCGCTGTATTGAGGTTCATCTCTATTTAATTTAAAAAAGTTAGTAACATAGGCACAGCCTGTAAATTTATTTGTAGAAGGGAAGCCAAAAGCAGTTGCAGAATTGTCTGCCGTTCCACCGTTTTTATGTATTAAGAATCTATGATTAAAAGAAGATTTGTTTTCTTTCATTTCTTTAGTATAACCACGATAATCAACGTCATTAACTAAAATATGTTTTACACTTTCAATTCCACCATGGCACAAAGCTGTTTGAACGCCAAGAAATTCATTTTTAGAACCTGATTGAGGTAAACTTCCAAATGCAGTAGCTAATACTTCGTCCGCATTTTCAGAAGCAGAAGGATAACTAGAATTTACTTTATAGTTACAATGAATTCCACCTATTCTTTGCTTTCCATAAACAACAGGTAATGGTGCAGAACTGCCAGATACAGTAAACTTTTGCCCTTTACGAGCTTCAGCTGCTGCATCCATCTTCTTTTTCATTTTTTGTTCTTGAGCCATTTGATAAGACGCAGAAGCAAGTGCAATAAATACTTGTATAATAATTTGATCAGGCATTATACTTTCCCCCACTTGAGATTAATTTCACTGTCTTCGTAAAGACTATCAAAAGATGTATCTGCTGTATCTAATTGGTCCATACCATCTTTAGAAACCATTCGGACATTAATTTGATCTAAGTCTGCCATCGGAGAAGTTCCTTCAATTACAGCTAATTTAGTATCCCAATTATTTTCAATAGTGGGGCCATCAACAAAACCTGAATACAAGCTAATTATATCATCTGTAGCAATTAAAGGCTGATCAGTAGCGGGATCAACAATACCAACTTTAACTTTTATAGGAGATCCAATAACCCCTGACTTAAAATGAGCAGCAAATTGATCTGAAATATCAGTAATAACTACTTTGTAAGCTTCTCTATCTAAAATAGAAGAAAAACTAGGGGATTCAAATTCAAACAAACCTCCATCGGCTGTATAGGTATTATTATTCCAAGTAATATTTTTATTGTAACTTGTAAAGTAATAGTTAGAAGAACCAAAAGTTAATTCAATTAAAAAGAAATATTTAAAGTTTTCTGTATTAATTGCAGTAGTAACTGCTGAACTAAATTCTCTCATTATAATGCCTCAATTAAGTTAACTGTACCAATATTAGAAAGAATACCATCTGTATAAGTAATTCCCATTTGGTTATCAATGCTCTTAAAGTAACTTATAACACAATTATCGCCTGTTTGTAAGGTATTAGAACTTGATACAGAAGATAATAACTTAGGATAAATATTTAAAGTTTGATCTAATGTACCTGCTAAGTTTAAATCAGAAATAGTAATGTAAATTTTAGAGTGATTATTAAATTTTACAAAAGAACCTTTAGGTAAGCTTCCTGCTATATTAGCACTGTTATCAATGATAATAGCAGAAGTTCCTGCAGCTGCATTCCCAGCAATACTTAAGTTAAGATTAGTTAAAGTATTATTATTTCCTTCTTTAACTAATTGTGGCATAATCATTGTATCAGTATTATCAAAATTTACTATAGTGCTTAAAAATAATTCTGCTGCTTTATCTTGGTCTGATAATACATTAAAACTTAACTCCCAACGTTGATGATTTTGAGAGGCTCTTTGAGTTTTTAGTGAAACTGTTGTCATGTCAAAATGAGGTTCATTTGACGATATTGTAATTGGTGCAAGTATTTCAGCACCTTGATAAAAATAAGTTTTTGCCATTTTAACTCCTAATAGGTTTAGCTAAGAATAATAAACGTCTTTCATAATAAAACATTTGACGTCTTTGTATTATTCCACTATCGTTTTCTGAGGTTGTGACCCAATAACCGTCAGCTGCAATCATTGCTGATCCTAACTTCCTATTTGGGAGAAGTTCATATGCGATATCACCATGTTGGGGTCTTTTATCTTTTTTCGGTTGGTATCCAGCATACTCTGCTAATTCATTTAAACTATTAAATCCTGCAGCATTTATGCTGTTAAAAAATTCTTTTGAGCTATTATAAGGATCTAATTTTAAATTACTAAGTTTTGATCCGTTTCTTAGTTGATTGTCATACTCTATTAAAAAGGCAAAGCAATCATTTTCACCTCTTATAAATTTATTATTTTTTAATTTGTTATTAATAATTATTATTGCTTTTTCTACTGAGTCTTTTATATGATCAAAAGAGTATTGCATTGTAATACCTCTCTGCTACAGAGTGCCACAGAGAGCAACGATAAAGCTTATTGGATAATTGCCCCCATTCATAAACCTTAACGCTACTCTCTGTGTCTCTTTTATAACTTTTCTTTAATAAACATTTTTACTAAATCTGCTACAATATCACTACGAACAATATCATCTACCGTAAATTTAATTACAGGTAGAGGTATATGATTCTTTTTAATTAAGGCACAAAACTTTAATAAGTCTTGCCCTTTACGCACATCTGACTGTGCTGGATCTCCCATAAGCACTAACTTAGAATTTTCCCCTAGTCGAGTACTAATTGCTTTAAGCTCATCGATCGAAAGGTTTTGAGCTTCATCTACAAGTACTAAAGAGTTCTCAAAAGAACGCCCCCGTATTGTTTCAATAGGTTGAATCTCAATCTCACCTTTATTAATCATGTACTTATACTTTTCTTTATTGAAAGCCCGTTCAAATACTTCGAGCATAGGTAAAAGCCAAGGTGTCATTTTTTCTTGAATAGTTCCAGGAAAATGCCCTATGCTCTTACCTGTAGGTACGTTAGCACGAGTAATTACAATTTTCTCATAACCACCTTTTTGGTAAAGATGTGCGATCGTTCCTGCACTGCAGAAGGTTTTTCCGGTTCCAGCGCAACCAATAGTAACAGTAATAGGATAGACTTTAATAGAGCGAATGAGTTTATCTTGCTTTTCATTCTTTGGTATGACATGGAATCCTATCCTGTGTATATTATTTTTAGTAGCATAACGAGATTTTCTTTTGCTCATTAAGAGTCCTTTATTATTTAAGGTTGTAGCTAATTAACTTTATTTTTATGGGCCAGTAGTCCCTACGCTTGTTGCTAAGCTTCCATCGTCATTAGCCCATCTGTATCTCCAACTAGTATCGTTTACAAAAGGAAAGGTAAAATCGACAAAATTAAAGAAATAAATCCCGCCGTTATTTGCTCCCGCACCAGTATCCGAACCTCCACTTCCTGCACTATTCCACCAGCCACTAGTTGTTTGGTTGTTTCTGGTATATAATGTGACAGAAAATGTGGGATTGTGATTATAATACCTAAATCCTACTTTAGGTTTTCTTTCATCATCATTACCAACAGTTCCAGCATGATAAACACCATACCGATTGTCAGGAAGACCGGAACTTGTCCAATTTGTAGATGGGCTAGAATTATTATTATAAATATGGGCTGAAAGTGGCAGTCGTACACTTATGTTTTGAGAAGTTCTGTAAAGGTTACTTGAATTTCCTTGTCCCGTTGCGGTGTATGATAAATATTGATATCCTTGTATAACACCTGTGTTAGTATTAATAGGGTTATAATTATTTAAAAGACCAAGGCCATGATAACCACTAGATGTAGCAGAGCTATATGTATGACTAACACCATGACTTGTAATAGCCATTTCATCTACAAGGCTTTCCCAAGCAGATGAATTTACAGTTATACCTCCCATACCAGAACCGCCGCCCTTCCAACCTTTCATTTGAAAATTAGAAGAGTAATACCTATCAAGCATTAACTCACCTCCGGAATAATTAACCGGAATAGCGGCTGAATTAAGAGAACCAGAAGCTCCATACCATTCGTTAAAGGCCATTTGGGAACCACTAGATTTACTAATTAATCCAATAATATCTGAATCATTAATAGAAACTTGCGTACCTGTACTGCCCCCTGCTTCAACGTGCATATCGTCTAAACTAATAGCTCCAGATGTTTGTAAAGCCATTTGTTAAGCCCACGGCAAATCAGGTTCTTGTACAGTGTTCTTGTCAATTTGACTTTGTATTATTTGATTTATATGCTCTTCATAACCGCCTGTAGCTATTTCTTTTATCCATGTTAGTACCGTTTCTTCAGTAAGATCGGCAAAAGCTATAAAAGAACCTTCTGGCGTGTCTTCAGCAGTAAATGGGGTTGCACCAGAAAAACTACCAGTATTTCCATTAGAGTCAGTACCTGTTTTTTTCCAATATGTTTGAATTACAGCGTTAGGCAATATAGTACCATCAGCGTTAGTTTGATTTTGTGTTTTGAGGGAAGTGATTTCCCAAGTGTATGTCATGCTCATTCTAATTCTCCAATTTTTCTAAGCGTGATTTGAGAGTTTCAATTTGATCTTGTTGTTCTTTCACCGCTTCGATCAGCAACGGCACAAGCTTGGCGTAGTCTACAGTTTTGTAACCATGCCCAATGGCTGCGTCTGTAACGACCTCTGGCATAACCGCTTCAACTTCTTGAGCCGACACACCTACTTGACGGTTGTCTTTGTAGCCTAAAGTTTGAGCTTTTTTATTTGCTTTGTAATAGAAGCCGTTAAGCTGAGAAACTTTTTCTAGTGGGCTATCAATATTACCTTCGATGTCTTTAAGACGTTCATCTGAGTAATAGGCTACGATGTTCCCAGCGACCCTGATGCTGTCTCCTGTTGCAGAACCATCGAAGTAGTAAGCAGTGTTATTTATATCGTAATAATTTCCTGCATAAAGAGTGTTACTGACCCTTACATTGGTATCTCCTTCACCTACAGAAAATAGTCTAGTACCTAAACTTTCACTGTCAAAGATACGCACACCACCATAACTTTTTTGCGCACCCATGCGAATACCAGTGTGCCAACGGAAGTCTAATTTAGTGTAGTTACCTCCGAAGTTTTCTAGGTTGGTGCCGATATAGTAACTGCTTTGTGCATTACTATCTCTTGCGCCAAACATCAGTTTAGTAGAGCTAACAGAACTATAAGGGTTATTCGTGGCTGCGTTTGCTCCCCCACCAACAGTCACATAGTTATAAGTATCTAAATTATTAAATTTACTATCTGATGCAGGATCAGCGTAGTAAGCAGTATTATTGCTGTCGTAGAAGATAGGCGCACGAGCATCTGAAGTTGCTGTCAGTATTCCGTAAGCTGAAACATCGCCAAAATTATGATTAGAAAAGTTAGTACTGCTACCCGCTCGCCAAAACCACGATGTCGGCGTGTGACCGCTTGTTCCATTATTACAAGTACGGTAGTTGATGTTTATTTCCGTAGACTGTGCACCAATCATAAACTCAGCACCATAGCCCTGCAATTCAAGTGTATTATATGCGTGATTGCGGCCTACACGACCACCTTGACTTGTTTCTGATATAGATTGATTGAAGTCGATAGATCCCATGACAGAACGACTTGCAGGATCAACGTAGTAGGTTGTGTCGTCTTTGTCGTAGAAGATAGGAGCGCGCATTTGAGCCATCGCAATTGCGTAACCATCTGAAACCCTAAACTGTTCCGACCAAGCGTTACTTGAATTATTATAATATAAACGAAGACCGTTAGCTTGGTCTGCATCAATAGCACCGAAGGGAGTGTTGCCAACGCCATACCAAGTAGATGCGGTACTGCCAGAAGAGCCATCAAAGTAAACAACTCTACCGCTGTGATTGCTACCTAGTGCGTTTGTAAACTGTGTGCTAATTGGTGTGTCATCAATAGTATTGCCCGTATACAAGCGACTTACTCTAGCAATATCTGCTGGATTAACGTAGAAATTAGTGTTGTCACTGTCATAGAAGATAGGTGAACGAACAGACGCATCATGCCTTAGTTGCCCAGCATCCCAATATCCATAGCTACCCCCATTATACATCATATACATTGGGTGAGCAGTTGTAGAGCCAATTCTAGGCCCAGCATGACCAGAGTGTACATACATAGTGCCAGTCATTGAATTAGCATCTTGTTGAACATCAATGCGTGAATGCACTTGGTCAGTTAAATTTAACCTAGCCCCCCAAGTTCCGCTGTTAGATGAAGCACTTCCATCGCCAATAGATACATGCTGTCTAAACTTAGCTGAATGGGTTGTATCTGCAAGATTAACGTAGTAAGCAGTGTCATCACTGTCATAGAAGATAGGTGCTCTGTGAGAAGCAGTAGCAAATGTATTTCCACTACTATCAACTTTTAAAGACCAGTTACGACTGTTGTTTAAAAAGCCTACTTCATTTGTACTATTCGCATAAACGTAACCTCTAGCCGTTCCTTGTGTACTAAGCTGCAATCCTACATTACTTGTAGCCGCAGACCTAAGTTGCATATCTTGGGTGTCGTTTGGGTAGAAATGCCAGCCATTACCAAAATTACTCCAAAACAGTCCTTTTGTTGTACTGGCATTAAATTCAAGCCAATCATCAGCGGTGTAATAACTAGCATTACCCAAACCACTTTTTCGAATAAAATTAGATGCATGTACACCATCAAGCAAATCAGCATCTAGGTCAGAGCCAGAGCCATCGTTGCCACTATCCCAAATTTTACGCCAGCCACTGTATTCATCATTACCCCAACCAGTTTGATAAAAAAGGGTGCCAGTATGAGGTGCATATAGTTTAAATGTACTGTTAGCTAATTGCCAAGCAAACACACCACCATAACTGTAACTACCACTGGGGTAATTACTATGACCGCTTTGGTGATTGTTTATTTGATATAGACCACTGGTGTTTGTTTTACCTGTACCTGTTGTAAAAATAGTATCCCAATCACCACTGACTGCACCTCTGTAGTGTAGCAAATCTGTTGCTTGTTTTCCGTCAACAGTATCAGCATCTAGGCCAGAACCTGAACCGTCATTGCCTTGGTGCCAAACTTTAGACGTACCACTTGAACCGATATAAAGTTCGCCGTTGCCACGTAAGTCTAATTTCTTTGTCCAGTTAGAGCCAGTGTCTGTAGAATGTGAAACACCAAATAAACCAGTGTAATCTGCTGCGTCAACGTCACCTAAAACAAGGGCTTGGTTGGTTGAACCTTGTTCGTTTACAATAACTGTCGCATTGTTGTGCTGCCAATCGAAGCCATAACCGTCTGTCTCAATGTGCCTAACTCTTGTCCAGTTATCAGCAGAAACATTACCTACATAAAGCTGACCATCTTCAAGGGTAAGGTTGCCGTTGATAGTTGCCCCCGTAATATTAGTTAACGCTCTACCCAGCGTCATTACTTGAGTGTTGCCCATGTAAAGGCCATTAGCTGCAAGAATATCTATGCTGTCAGGCCGTGTTCCGTTGTTAGCCCCGTGCATCCGCAATAAATCGTCACTGCCATGAACGGTAAATCTATGACCCTCATTTTGATGCGCGTTGTAGTGCATATAATAAGAGGTTTTTTTGATATACGCTTGAGCGTCTGCATTGTCAGTGAGGGTAAACAACAAACCCTGCGTGTTTGTACCACTTGTTCCGCTTTTTATATGAATGTCGCCACTTAAAAGGCTATCGTCGATAGTTACAGCGCCGTTTAAATATGACGTACCGTTATTGTAGAAATCATATGACGTATTTGTAGCACCTACATACAGTCCAGCCGCTTGAACATCTCCTGTGTATGTACCAGTAGCAGCATTAACTGAGCCTGTAGAAATACCATCTCTTGTAATATTTACAGGATTTGCCCATGAAGAGTTGTTCCAGTGGTGAAAACCAAATGATGTACTAGCTGATGTTGCAGGAGAAGAATTACCTCCTGTCATTCCAAAGGCCATAGCATTACTAGAACTACCATTAGCTTGAAAATAAGAACCAGCAGTACTTGCGTAAAAAGCTGTTCCACCTTGAGGCTTACTTGAAGTTGCAGTGCCAGACAGGTAGAAGTCTTTGAAGCGAGCAGAGCTTGCACCTAGATCAACGGTTCCATCAGCAGCTGCATTGTTTTTTCGGGGTGCGACTAAGGCACCACCAAATGTTAAACCAGCCTCATCCCCAAAACCTTGAACGACAGGCGTATAAGCGGAGCCACTGAGGTGTAAATTGTTGAATTTATTAGTTGCATTACCTAGGCTTATTACACCGCTTCTATTCGCCGCGTCAGTACCCCTTGGCAGTATAACATCACTAGCAGAGTTAAATCCAAGGGTTACATCTCCCTGACCAATATAGAGGGTTGCACCAGAGCCTTGTGACCCAATACTCCCTACAGATTGGCCGTCTTTTTGAAGGCTAAGAATAGTGCCGTCTGTTCTTGTGTTGAAATAAGCAGCTATTGTATTTGCTTGGAAAGAAAGAAACGTAGGACGAATCTCAAGACCATCATTAGCACTTGATGCAGAAGTCCCATTTGCACTCGTCTTACCCAGCAACAGATTACCGCTGTTGTCGATGCGCATGGCTTCACTAAATGAAATAGTATTACCAGCAGTACCCGATGCTGCGTAATTCCAAAAGTGCATACCGCCTTGCTGGTAGTATTCAGTTGCAACCCCAGTTTCTATGTATTTGTTTGTACCAGATATTTGTTTTACGTTTGTACCCATAACGGTTGCATCGGTATATTCCGTAGCACCAGCCCTAAACACAGACTGAGGGCCTATTTGAAGTGCAGTGATTGTAGAAGTCCAATCGGTTTGAGGCGTAACCCCAATCCCGACATTACCGCTGCTTGAATCAAATTTCATCCCAACAGCGTTATCCGTTTTATAAAAGAAAGAACTACCTACTCCATCAACTAAAAATCTAGTGTTTTGTGATGAGTTTGTAACTTCTAAACCATAAGAATTGGTTGCTGTTGTATTAGCTTTTACAGATAAAGAAACCGCTGAGTTAAGGCTTTTATTGATGCCTAAGTTGCCCGACAAAGAGCCGCCAGTTAAAGGCAGCTTAGTAGCAATCGAATTAGTGACAGTAGTGCTAAAGTTAGCATCATCCCCTAAAGCTGCTGCTAATTCATTGAGAGTATTAAGAGTTCCTGGAGAAGAATCTATAAGATTTGCAATAGCAGTATCTGTATAACTTGTATAATAAGATCCATGCT